GCTGGACGAGGAGCAGGTCTCCATGACTATCTCTACTGAGTTTGCGTGGGACTTGATAACAACGGCGAGACAGACGCCGTCATGCAGGTGGAAGAAATTTAAGGGGTCTCGGTGCAAGTATTCAGGTAGTGAAACGTGGTGCGATAGAAGTTATGCCCGATGTCAGGCTCTTGGAAATACTGCCAATTTCGGTGGGTTCAGATTCCTGCCTGACCTGGAGCTGAAGGAAGTTTGGTGGGGCAAGAAGTGGTCTGAGTTTGTGAGAGCGTGGATGTCGTCATGACTATATTTGAGTTTTCAAGGAAGGTTATAGGAAAGCCGTACAAGCTGTGTTCTCCTGATGGGTATGATTGCCTGTCTCTTATCAGGGAGTACCTGGAGGCTCAGGGAGTAGAGTTTCCTGCTGAGTATGCGGGGTATTCTACGACGCAGTATGATTTCTTGTATATCAAGCATCCTGGGAGAGCGATGTTGCTGTTTCAGTCTCTGCTTGATGATATCCTGGAAGAGAAGAAGGTCAGTGCAATAGAAACGGGAGACGTGTTGTGGCTGAAGTCTGAGAGAGGACAGTTTCCAGGGATACTTGCAGGGAACAGCAGTGTTCTAGTGGTGCTGGATACAGTGGTAGCCCTTGCTCCTTTGCAGGGGTACGAAATACGTAAGGTCTGGAGAGTGTTATAATGCCTGCTACAACGGCTGCTGTAATAAGTGCGATATCTTTTTATGAAGCTCTTGGTGCTGCTACCTGGTGGGGAGCTGGTCTCTGGATAGTGGGCGGTACAGTAGCCTCGTATGAGGTGGCTAATCTCCTGTCGTCGTCTAGCGATGTCTCTGATAGTAATCCTCTGAATGCGGGTCTCTCTGGCGGAGAGAAGGTTAATACACGGTCGTCTCAGACGTCCTTGAAGGTTATCTACGGGCAGAGGAAGGTAGGCGGAAACGATGTCTATATAGCCACTGCTGGAGATGCGGGAGATAGAGATCTCTGGCTTGTCCAGGTGCTAGCGGAAGGTGAATGCGAAGGTATTGCCCAGGACGATGATGGGCACGACCTGGTGTTCTTCGGAGACAAGCAGGCGTATCTATATCCGTCTGACAAGTATGAATACTTTTTTCACTCTGGCTCAGACAGTCAGACGGTGGATTCGCATCTCAGTGCTGTAGATCCTGCATGGACAGATCCCTTGAGGAACACCACGTATATCGTATGGCACTTGATTTACGATCGTGATGTGTGGATGGGAGTGCCTATAAGGACTGTTGTGCTGAAGGGGAGGAAGCTCTATGATTTCAGGGATGAGAGCACTGCGTATTCTACGAATCCAGTGCTGGCACTGTATGATTACATGACTGACGATGAGTACGGTCTGGGGATAGACGTTTCAAGGATAGACACGACGTCATGGGCAACGGTAGCGAATTACTGCGACACGAATGGTATTGAGTTGAATATGTCTCTATATAACCTGTCTGCGTATGATGCGATTGCACAGATGTTACTGCCGTTTCATGGAGAGCTGTACTGGTGGAACGATAAGTATTACTTGCGGTACAAGGACTTGGCCAGCGAGTCTATTGCCATGAACCTGACGGATAGCCACATAGTACAAGATGAGAGTGGTAAGGCTCTTATCAGGATGACACAGCCTGGGATGGCTGAGACGTTGGACGGCGTTAAGGTTTCCTTCATAGACAGGGATAAGGGGTATACATCTGATTCGGTGATAGTAGGAGAGAGCCAGGGGAATATCAAGAACATTACTTTGGCAGGGGTAACAGACAGACAGCAGGCATCTCTGATCGGGCTGTATATTCTTGAAAGGGGACAGCTGAACAGGAAGGTGTCGGGGACATTCAGGGGAGATTGCTCTCAGTTAGACGTAGGCGACCTGGTAAGTCTGACAACGGAGTCGCTGGGCTTGGAGGATCAGACTATGCGGGTGGTAGAGTCTGCTATCAGGAGCGATAATCTGGTTGACCTCGTGCTTGAGTATGAAGACGAAGACCTGTATGACCAGGAGTACAATGTTAACCCTGAAGACACGTACACATGTAGCCTGCCTGACCCGACTGACCCTCCACCAGGGGTAAGTAATGCTACTATCGAGGAAGAACAGTATTACTATCGCTTGAGGACGTTCACACGGTTGAAGATATCGTTTGATCAGCCTGATGGATATCCTTGGTATGACCACGTGGAGGTGTGGATACTGGACGGGAGTACGTGGAAGTACTTGTATGATGTGAATACTGACTTCAACATCGATCCTGTGCAAGAGGGGGATGTATACGATATCAGGTTGCGGGTAGTGAATATATGGGGAGTGAAGCAGAGTGAGGACGATGCGTACAGGCTCTCATGGACGGTTGAAGGGAAGACGGAGAAGCCCTCGTCCCTGGATGCCTTGCAAGTAATTGTCAATCAGAACACAGTGAACCTGTACAGTGATAGGGTTTCCGATCCCGACGTGGAGGTGTACGAGTTCAGGCTGGGTGACACGTGGACGTCTGGTATATTTCTGGGGGCATTGAGGAATCCGAACATGTCTCTGTCGGGGGTGAAGCCTGGGTCGTTTACGTTCTGGTGTAATACGCTGGCGAACAACGGGAATTACGGAGAGGTGCCTGTTTCTGCGTCTGTATCGCTGGCTGACCCTCCTGATGGGTGGTCTGTTGCATACTCGTATACGGATGACTATTCTGGCGGGACGCACGATAATACAGAGCAGACCACGTATGCGTCTGAGTATTACTTGAAGTGTTCTCATACTGGCGGGGTTTTGACGGGTACGTACTTATCTCCTGTATATGATCTTGGGTCTTCTGGCAGGTATCTCGTATATCTCACGACTGAGTATGTTGTTGCGGGCGAGGGGATGACATGGGAGGACAAGTTTCCGTCTCCGACTACGTGGCGAGAGGGCGGAGCGATAGATCAGAAGTGGGACGAGATATTTAACATCACGGAAGGGTCTCAGGTACATATCAGCATTAAGTACGGAGATGATACGAGCCTCTCGAATACGGTTGAGAGGATGGAGATATTATCGAGCATAATTACTGGCAGATATTTTCAGGTGCAGATAGAGATAGACGATCCAGGGATGAACGTGTATACTCTGGTTAAGCATAATACTTTGAAGTTCTGCCAGGTAACGTAGGGGGTAAGGTATGAGTCAGACATGGACAGATGATATATATGATCCTGATCACGAGGCGGATGATGACCTTCAGAACATTGAGAATAACTTCGCTGCTCTGAAGTCCACGTTTTCAGGGACATCGGCTCCTGCGAACACGGTAGCTGGTATGCAGTGGTTTGATACGGATAGCAAGGTTTTGAAAGCTAGGGACGCTGCGAACAGTACATGGTATGGGTTGATGCAAGGAGATGCTGATCAGAAGATATGGATATACAGAAATGATGCTATGGACGGATGGGTAATTGATAGCTCAGTGTCTGACAAGGTTTTGGCTCTCAAGGGAGGAAGCACATATACAGATGGCGGGGCTGTTGCTGGAGACTGGACGATTTCTGGGTTGTCTGGAGGGAGTCATTCACATACTGTCTCTGTCCCTGACCACAAGCATACGTTGACCTATGGGAGCGAAGGGCAATATGGAACTGACAATGCGTATCTCCTCACTTCGGAGACTACATCCAACCCTGTTGGGTCGTCAACAAACTCTACGTCTAGTGATGGGGTTTCTATCAGCCATGACGGGTCATGGCGGCCTGCGGCTACGGTGGGGACGCTTCAGTATTTGAACGTATAGGGAGGACAGATGAGCCAGACATGGACAGATGACGTATATGATCCGACACATGAAGCTGATAATGATTTGCAGAATATGGAAAGTAACTTTGCGTCTCTCAAGTCGGTTTTTTCTGGGTCTAGCGAGCCGACGTCTCCGATAGCAGGAATGCGTTGCTTTAATTCTTCCAAGAAGATTTGGGAGATAAGAGACGTAGGGAACAGTTCGTGGGTAGGTCTCTTGCATGGGAACACTTCTCAGAAGGCATGGGTGTATCGCAACAGTGCGATGGATGGGTGGGTTGTAGATAGTTCTGTGTCTGATCGGGTTCTTGCCTGTAAAGGTGGGGACATATATACTGCGGGAGGTTCTTTTGCTGGAGGGTGGACGATATCTGGGGCGTCTGGAGCGTCTCACTCGCATACATATACACTGCCTGACCATATGCATCCACTCTCTACAAGGCAGGGGACAGCAACGTCTTGGGGGAGTATATATAAGATCCTTTTGTACTATAGCTCTACTGGGGGGGTTGATGGCACGGCTTCTGGGACAACGTCTAGCGTCGGTGTGCTAGTTAATCATGATGGTGGATGGCGGCCTGCCGCCGCGGTAGGCACTCTTCAGAGGTTGAACCTGTAATGCTGACAAAGAAAGACAAGGAAGAGATCAGGCGGATAGTCAGGGAGGAGTTGAAAGAAGCCCTGTTCAGGCGGATAGCTATTGAGAGGGGGCCCAGGCAGCAGGGAGATCCTGAGAAGGTTGTGAAGGAAGAAGAGTGGAACGTTCTTGATTTCCTGGCTGTGTATCTGCCCAGGGTAGAGGGTGCGTTGCGTGGAGTGCAAGAGGACGTTGACAAGACGAAGAACAGGGTCTTAGAGAACTCGGCTAAGATTCAGGTGGTAGGAGAGACGCTGCTTGGGCTGGAAGATTCGGCTAAAAAGATAGCGATGCTCGGCCAGGTAGCTAAGGCTAGGGTAATAACGGACAGGACGAATGAAGGCGATATTAAAGGATGACATAATAATCAGGCTGGGGGCGGGTGATACTGAGGTTGGCAGAGTCCCTCCAGGTGCAGGTCTAGAGCGTCTGCGATGGAATGGTAAGCAGGTGGTTGACCTTGCGAAGCAGGACTCGTTCTGGGTCAGGCGTATCCCTTCAGGCTATGAATTGCACGTGGTTGAGGTAGACGGATCACAGCAGGTCTCTATGAGCTATACTGATAGATATAACCTCACAACCGATGCTGACGGAACGATACGGGTGAAGACTGAGTCCGAGGTATTGCAGGAGAAGGCCCAGGAAGAGAAGCAAATGCTAAAGACCCGTGTACGGGCGAGGATCAGGGAGCGGGTCGGAGACCTGGAGGACAGGGTTGCAGACTTGCAGAAGCTCGTGTACGTGCTCATGGCTGCCCTCGTTGAGAAGGACAGCGATGCCCAGTCGTTGGTGCAGAATATATTTCAGAACATCAGAAATACATATCCTACGGAAAAGCTAGAATCTCTATCTAGCAGACTTTCCACGTTGAAAGATATACTTTTGACATACTATACATCTTAATTTCTCACATTTTTAGCCCTGAGAGGCTCACAGGCGGACGTTTTACACTCTCCCTATGGTTTTGTATTGCCTGACACCGAAACATCGCTTACAGAGGCTCTCATGCGGTAGTCTAATAATGTCAAGGGGTTGCAGTGGTGTTGTCATAATGGGTAGATAGAAAAAAATTAAAAAAGTTAAAAAAGGGGTTGACAAGTGCCGATAGGGGATTATAATAGGGGTATAAAATAAATCAAGGGAGGAAGGAAGATGAACGAAGCCGAGGCAAAAAAAGTTTTATATCATGCCTCGGCCTGGGCTGGGCTGAGAGATGCTCAGCCTGGACAAGAAATAACCCTTAGGCCAGGGCATCAGTGTGCCCAGGGCCTGGGGGTTTATTTTTCTGAAGGTCAGCCTGACGTGCGGGCCGCTGATTCCGTGCGTCTCGCTGGCCTTTCTTGCATTTTGTGCCTGGAGGGTGTGAACAGCCACAAGGGGTGGTATCGTTCGAAGCCCTCCAATGATCGGAAAAAAGGCCGTCCTCGTACCTGGCACAGTATGGGGAAGGCTGTAAAGGCTGAAGTTCTGGCCAACGATGGCAACGTCGTTGTAGCTAAATTCAAAGGCTTCGGTGAATAAAAGGAGGGGTAAAATGGAAGAAAAGGAAAGGCTGGAAGCAAGGATTGGGAGGCTTCGGGCCTCCTTAGAGAAAACCCTTAGAGGCTGGGTTGATTACAAGGCCCAGCCAGAGGACCTGTGTGGCCTCTCCAAGTGGGAGGTCATCCAAGGCCTCCAGGCCGTTATCGGGGATGGTGTTTGTCTCGATATCGACCCAAAGGTCGCCCAGGGCATCTTCAATGTTGCCCTAGAGAAACGTCCCGAAGCTAAGGAGCTTTGGGATAAACTACAACAGGCCCAGGCAGAGCTGAAGGCTCTCAAGCCTGAGCCGAAGCCTAAGAGGGTGGATCTACCCTCGGAGTCCTTCTCCACCACCCGATGGGGTGAAGTATACCCTGATCGGGTGGAGATCTGGCATCGTAATTTCACGGGTGCCAGAAGAGCCTCTCAAGCCTCCCTTGACAGGGTCCTGACAAGGGATGAATTCAGAGCCCTGTACAAGGAGGAATGGGCTCAGGAAAAGGTCCGTATGGCTCAAAAGAGGGCCGAGGAAGAGGCCAGGAAGGCCCAAGAAGAAGCCTGGAAGGCTTGGGTGGACACCCTACCCACAGACCTGGGCGATGGTTGGGTCAGGGTAGGATCAGAAATCTTCGATGAGCACCAGAACTTCTGCTTCTCGGTGCCATCAAGACCTGTGCCTGACTTCCAGGCATGGTTTGAAAAAGAACTCGCCGATTTTCTAGCGTCTGGCGAGTAAGAAAGGAGGGGGAAATGAAAGCATATCAATTCTTCTTAGCGGTTGATGGCAGGCAGGTTCTTTTCAACCTGCCTGAAAGTAGGGACTGGGCAGAGGCGGACGGTGATCCGTCTCTGACAGTCGAAGTCCTTGACGGAGACGACGAGAGTCTCGTCCTCTCCGACGGGACTCAAGTAGATGTCATAAGAAAGGAGGGGTGAAAGATGAGAAAAATAGACGTAGTGGTAACTAGGCACCCAGCCCTTGTAGACCTTCTGCGGGAGCTGGGCATGGTGGCTGATGGCGTGCAGGTTCTGACGCACGCCTCGGCTGATGATGTCAGGGGCAAGCACGTCGCCGGCGTGCTTCCCCACAGCCTATCCTGCCTCTGTGAGACATTCACAGAGGTTCCCCTGAAGCTCACACCTGAGCTGAGGGGGAAGGAGCTGGATATTGAAACCCTGCGTGAGATCGCAGGTCAGCCGGTAACATACAAGGTTACTCGGCTGTGAAAAAATAAAGGGGTCCCTTTGGGGATCCCTTTATTTTTTAGGGAGGGGTAGAATGGAAGAGACAAAGGCAGAAACATACATAGTCAAGATGGTATTGTCTAAGGCATACTTTTCTGGCGATCCGCTTTACGAGAATCAGGTAGAAAACTATCAGTTTGTTGCTATTGATGCTAATAGTGTTCTGGACGCTTGTTTAAGGGCCAGGGCTACGTATGGTGGGTATGCTGTTGATGCAGTAAAAGCAGAAGGGTGGAGCGAATAGGCTCTGCCCTTTTTTCATAAAGGAGGATGTCATGAAAGTCAAACTAGATCGTACCAAAGCTCACCAGAAGTATTACCTATTGGACGGTACTCGTGTAGATGGGGTTACCACGATCATTGACCGAAACCTCGGTTGGAACAAGAAGACCTTGATGGCATGGGCAAAGAGAGAGGCTTTAGCGGGTAACGACCCTGACAAGGTAAGAGATAAGGCCGCCGATATCGGAACGGTAGCCCACTTCATGATTGAGTGCTACGTTAAGGGCGATGAGCCTGATCTGGAGGAATACAGCCCTGCTGTCATAGACAAGGCGGAGAACTGTTTTATAGCGTTCCTGGATTGGGCGAAGGCTAACGACGTGGTGTACCTGGACTCGGAAAAGCAGTTGGTCTCAGAACAGTATGAGTATGGCGGAACGAGGGATTTGTATGCAATAGTCAACGGCGAACATACTATTATAGACTTCAAGACTGGGTCGGGGGTATACCCTGAGTACTGGATACAGATGGCTGGGCTTACAAGGTTGCAGTATGAGTATGATCCTGATAGTTTCAATTGGCAGGATTATATATCGTGGCCGCTGTCTGTTGTTTTGCATCTAGGGAAAGACGGGTCGTTTGCTGTGCATACCAAGCCACGAGAAAAGGTATACTTAGCGTGGAAAGTATTAACGCATTTACTTCAGCTGGATAAGCTGAGAAAGGAGGTGTCATAAATGCAGGTAAAGGTAGAAAGGGGTCGTCTGCTTGCGTGCTTGCAGAAGGTCAAGAACGTGGCGAGTGGCAAGAACACGTCTATGCCTATACTGGCTTATGTCCTAGTAGAGGCTAAGGATGGCGAGCTAATAATAAAGGCCACTGATCTCTCTACATCCATGCAGGTAAAGACGGAGTGCCTGGTTGAAGAGCCAGGGGGGTGCGTTGTCCCTGCGAGGGGACTGCTGGACATCGCTAAAAGTCTCCCTGATGGCGAGATTGCGATGGAGATGCCGCAGAAAGCTGAGATGCTCCACATCAGCATGGTGGGATACAGATTTCGCTTGAACACGATGCCCGTTGAAGAGTTTCCTGAGATATCCCTGCCTCGGTGGGCAGATGGTAATGTAGTGATTCTGCCTGGAGCGGTTAGGTACATGATTGACAACACTTTCTTTGTCATTTCTCATGGGATTCCTCTTGGCGAGTACAGGTATGACCTGGACGGGGCGCATCTGATGATGGTAAAGGATGGGGATACCTCGTACCTGGAGATGGCCACAACGGATGCCAGGCGGTTGGCGATAGCGAGACGTGCGGTAGACGAGGATGTGATCCCAGGCGAGATAATCATCCCTAGAAGTGGGTTAAAAGAGCTAGGGAAAATGATAGGGTCTTCTGCTGAGTCAGAAATATACTTCTCAGGAGATTCACTCTATTTTGTGTCCGAGGACA